GAACGCAGTTGTAGGTTCAAGTTTTAAAATTACTTGTATTTCAACTACAGCAGCACTAGCGTTCTTGTTACACGATGTCATTGACGGTCTTGCAGCAAACACTGGCGGCCTTAACCTTAAATAATGGTAGTTAATAAAGCAGGTAACTATACGAAACCTACTATGCGAAAAAGTCTTTTTAATAGTGTAAAAGCTGGGAGTAAGGGTGGAAGGGCAGGTCAATGGTCTGCCCGGAAAGCCCAGCTTCTCGCTAAAAAGTATAAAGCAAAAGGTGGTGGATACAAATAGTGGCCTTAAAACCCAGTCAAAAAAGTCTTAAAGCATGGTCTAAACAAAAGTGGCGTACTAAAAGTGGTAAGCCATCCAGTAAGACTGGTGAAAGATACTTGCCTACTAGTGCAATTAAATCTTTGTCTAGTAAAGAGTATGCAGCAACTACACGTAAGAAAAGAGAAGACACTAAAAAGGGTAAGCAGTTTAGTAAACAACCTAAAACTGTAGCTAAAAAAACTAAACAGTACAGGAAAGTATAATGGCTGAAGTTGAATACAAAGGAATAAAAGTAGGTGGCTCTAAGCTACTACTTATAATACCTTTAGTAGGTACAATTATTGGGGGTTTATGGGGTGGTTTTGAGGCTTACCAGAGATATTTATCTATGGAAAAGAAGATAGCTAACTTTGTATCCCCTAATTTGTCACATATTGACAATCATATGGTTATGGTAGATGGAGAGCTTAGGATAATAAAAGCTGAGTTTAACTCCCTAAAAGAAGTAGATTCCGCTACTGGGGCAGTTATACGTGAGCAAATCAATAGTGTTAAAGCTATTGCAGCTACACTACAGACAGACCTACATGATCTACGTATGGATCTGCAACAAGATACAGCAGAACTGAACAATGCTATTGAAGTTAAGTCAGATAAAATAAATGTTAACATAGATAAACAAGAATCTCGCCTAGAGAAACAAGACGCTCGTAATCGTCAGAACATAGAAGATGTACGGGGAGTGATCAATACATTTGAACTTAGGTTTGAATCTACTATTAAATCTTTTGAAGAGCGTATGGATTCTAAGATGTCTAAGCTAGATCAAAAGCTAGATAACTTAGAAGCTGCACTAGATAAAAAAATACAACGTGCAATCGATAATCCGTTGGCAGGTAATTAAATGAGTATAACGCATAGAGGTGAAACTTTTGAAGGTTTAAACAAACCTAAGTCTTCATCAAAAGGTAAAAAAAGTCATGTAGTTCTTATAAAAGAAAACGGTAAACTACGTACAATACGCTTTGGGGAAAAAGGTGCAAGCACCGCAGGTAAACCCAAAGCTGGTGAGTCTGATAAAATGAAAGCTAAACGTAAAAGCTTTAAGGCTAGACACCGTAAGAATATAGCCAAGGGCAAGTCAAGTGCTGCGTATTGGGCTGATAAAGTAAAATGGTAAAGGAATAAAACAATGGTAGCTAAGGCAATAGCAAAGGCAGTAAGTAAACCAAAAAAACCCACAATTAAAGCAGACGATTTAAAAAATCCAAAAAGAAAAGAAGCTAAAGTTGTAACAAGGGGTAAACAAAGTAATATTGAAAGAACTGAAGCTTCAATTAATAAAGCTTCAAAAACTTCTAAAGACTATGGAAAAAGAAAATCAGAACTACAAAAATTAGTTAGAACATCTAAAGGTGAAGAAAAAGCTAAGTACAAAAGACAGTTAGCTTCGCTTGAAGCAAAAGCAGAATTAGAAAAAGTAATGGCTAGTGCTAAAAGATCTGGTAAAAGCAAATCTAAAGTTACTTTACCTAAAGCACCGTTTGACTTTAACAAAGGTGGTATGCCTAAGAAAAGTTTTGCTAAACCCGGATCATACGGTAAAGCATATATGAAGGGCGGAATGGCTAAGAAACCAAAAGGAAAAAAATAATGGCAAAAGATCCAGCATGGCTACGGTCAATGAAAGCAGAGTCAAAGAAACTAGGTATACCTATGCGAGACATGCTTACTAAGTTTGACAAAAAGCCTACTTTAAAAGATAAAAAATCTAAAACAAAATCTGTAAGCGTTGCAAAAGGCGGCATGATTAAGAAGAAAAAATAATGTGGACACCTTTAGTTCTTATGTGTTCTATGTATGTAGCAACAGATTGTAAAACATATGGAGGGCCAGTATTTAAAGAAGAAGCTGCATGTTTTGCAGGAATTAAAACTGTAGGATTACCCTACTTAGTGAATGAGTTTCCTAGTCACAAAATAGTTGATATAAAATGTGTGTACTGGGATGTAAAAGATAAAATTAATATTTAATTATAAAGGATAAACAATGGAAAAAATGAAAGCATCAATAGCAAGTGTTACAGAGATGGGCATAGCCTTAATCACGCTATCAATTGTAGCGGCTATACTTGTAGGTCCAAGCAACTTAATTTTTCTTGGTAATTCAGTAGCAAATATTACTGACTTAGTTGAGAACTTAGGTAGCTCCGGGCTTGCTGGACTTATCGTAACAGGGATTGTATTACATCTATTTGGATGGTGCGGTTTTTGTGAATGTAAAAGTAAATAATGCATAACGGGCTTGCAATAATATCTGTAGTATGGTATAACTAGATATGGTATAACTCCTATAGTAGGTCACAGCTATTGACATACATATGTAAAGGAGTTATACTATGTTAAAAAGATTATGGAATAAAGCAGTTCAAATGCAAGAACACAGAGCAAACTATTGGAAATTACAAAATATGACAGACAGAGAACTCAGAGATATAGGTGTTTCTCGTTACGATATTGAAAGGAAGATACTATGCCGGGAGCAATGAAAAAGAAACCTACAGGTGGGTTAAAAAAACTACCTAGTGCAGTGCGTAATAAAATGGGCTACATGAAAGATGGTGGCATGGTTAAAAAGAAAATGATGGGCGGTGGCATGGCTAAGAAAAAGTCTATGGGCTACATGGGCGGTGGCATGGCTAAAAAGAAAAAGTAATGTTAGCTCAACTTATATCCCCAGTTACAGGACTACTTGACAAGTTCATTGAAGATAAAGATCAGAAGGCTGCATTAGCCCATGAAATATCTACAATGGCAGAACGTCATGCTCAGGAACTAGCTATGTCTCAAATTGCTGTTAATCAGGAAGAGGCAAAGTCTGGTTCCATTTTTATTGGGGGATGGCGACCTTTTGTAGGGTGGACTTGTGGTATTGCTTTAATGTATCATTTTATTCTACAGCCTTGTATAATATTCTTTGCTACAATGTTTGGGGCAGAGTTACCACCTCTACCTGCATTTGATATGGGAAGTCTTATGACTGTCTTAATGGGAATGTTAGGATTAGGTGGACTACGTTCATTTGAAAAAGTTAAGAAAATAGCTAAAAAATGAGTATAGAAAACTTTAAACTTTGTTTAAACATGCTTCTGAAACATGAGGGTGGTTTTGTAAATCATCCTTCTGACCCCGGAGGCATGACAAACTTAGGTGTAACCAAAGCTGTATATGATGCTTACACTAATGGTAACGCTACTGAAAAAGAGATGAGAGCGTTGACACCAATAGATATATCACCTATATACAAGAAAAATTATTGGGATAGGGGGAGATGTGACGATTTACCTAGTGGAGTTGACTGGTCTGTATTTGACTGGGGGGTTAATAGTGGAGTGGGCCGTTCTGCGAAAGCCTTACAGAGGATCGTTGGCGTTACTGCTGATGGTGGTATTGGCCCTATGACACTTAAAGCTGTTGCAAACTTTACACATAAAGACATAGTAGTTAAGATGCACTCTACTCGTCAGGAGTTTTATGAAAGTCTTTCTACCTTTAAAACATTTGGCAAGGGTTGGACTCGTAGAAATAATGAAACATTAGAAACAGCATTAGAAATGTTAAGGAAATAAAATGGCAAAAGGCGTACAGCACTATTATAAGGACGGTAGAAAATTCAATGGGATCACTCATAAAATGTCTAATGGCTCCTTACACACAGGTAAAGCACATACTAAAAGTTCTAAACCTGTATTTCATCTTAAAGATCTTTCAGCAACAGCAAAAAAGAAATCTAAAAGTGCCTAGATATCTAGCAGGAAAAAAATAAAAATGGCAAGAGAATTAACAGATAAACAACAAAAGTTTTTAGCCGTACTGTTTGATGAGGCAGGTGGTGATGTAGTATCAGCAAAGAAGTTAGCTGGTTACTCAGAAACGTATAGTACAACAGAAGTAGTTAATAGTCTTAAAGAAGAAATACTAGATGCAACCCAGAGTTTTATGGCACGTAATGCCCCTAAAGCTGCGATGGCTATGGTAGGTGGTTTATACGATCCTACTGAGTTGGGAATTAAAGATAAAATGATTGCAGCTAAAGAATTATTAGATCGTACAGGCTTAGTAAAAACAGAAAAATTACAGGTAGAATCAAAAGGTGGTGTTATGTTAATGCCGCCTAAAGTTATTATAGAAGATGACGAGTAGATCTCTTGGTAAGTGGAAGCTACCACAACCCATAGATTTACAGGAAGACAACGAATGGTTAAGAGTACCCAGAGTATCTAGGACAATTCCTTTTGGGTACGAGTTAGACACAGAAGACAATGGCATACTAAATCCCCTCCCCGACCAATTAGACAAACTTGAAATGGCAAAAAAGTATTTAAAACAATACTCATATCGTGAAGTAGCAAACTGGTTGACTACAAATACTGGTAGATCTATATCTCACGTAGGTTTAAGAAAACGGTTGGACAATGAACAAAGAAGAAAAGACAAAGTTAGAAGTTTACGCCAGTGGGCAGACTATGCGAAAAAGACAATCGCCAAAGCGCAAGAAATTGAAGAAAGTCGTATCGGAGCCAAAGAAGCTCCAGTCACCTAAAATAATAGAGGTTACTAGAGATACTACTTTACAGCGTATTGAAGAAGACAACAATATAATCTTCAAACCAAACGATGGTCCACAAACAGATTTTCTAGCGGCAAGTGAACGAGAAGTATTATATGGTGGCAGTGCTGGTGGTGGTAAATCATACGCAATGCTTGCAGACCCTCTGAGGTATATGGGGCATCCTGCTTTTAGTGGTCTACTACTAAGACACACAACGGAAGAGCTACGTGAACTTATATTTAAATCACAAGAGATGTACCCCAAGATTTGGCCCGGAATTAAATGGTCTGAACGAAAGATGCAGTGGACCGCGCCTTCTGGCGCAAGGTTGTGGATGTCGTATCTTGATAGAGAAGACGATGTCTTGCGTTATCAGGGTCTGGCGTTTAGCTGGATAGGCTTTGACGAATTAACTCAATGGGCCACACCATATGCATGGAACTACATGCGTTCTCGTTTACGGTCTACTGCACCAGATCTACCTATTTTTATGAGGGCTACTACAAACCCCGGAGGTAGAGGACATAGTTGGGTTAAGAAAATGTTTATTGACCCAGCAGTACCAAATGTAACATTTGATGCAACAGATATTGAAACTGGAGAAATACTAAAGTATCCAGTTGGACACGAAAAAGCAGGTATAACTTTATTTAAACGTAGGTTTATACCAGCACGACTAAGAGACAATCCTTACCTAGCTAGACAGGGTGATTACGAAGCAATGCTTTTGTCATTACCAGAACAGCAAAGAAGACAGCTACTAGACGGTGATTGGGATATTAAAGAAGGGGCAGCCTTTACAGAGTTTGATAGAAACATACATGTAATTGAACCCTTTGATATACCAAGTAACTGGGTAAAATTCAGAGCATGTGACTATGGTTACGGCAGTAAATCTGGAGTAGTTTGGTTTGCTTGCGCCCCTAACGAACAGTTAATTGTTTACAGAGAACTGTATGTAGGTAAAGTACTAGCCGCAGATTTAGCCGACAGAATACTAGAATTGGAGGCAGGTGACGGTACTATTAGATACGGAGTTTTGGATAGTTCTCTTTGGCACAAAAGAGGGGATACTGGTCCTAGTCTTGCAGAGCAGATGGTAAGTAGAGGATGTCGTTGGAGACCTTCAGATCGAAGTAAAGGATCAAGAATTGCAGGTAAAAACGAAATACACAGAAGACTACAAGTTGATGAGTTTACAGAAGAACCTAGATTAGTTTTCTTTAACAATTGTGTAAATATGGTTTCTCAATTACCAGCAATACCATTGGACAAAAAAAACTCAGAAGATGTAGATACTAATAGTGAAGATCACTTGTATGATGCACTAAGATATGGTATCATGTCTAGACCAAGATTTAGTATATTTGACTATGATCCTAACGGAAGACCCCAATCTAGTATGCCAATGGCAGACAAAACTTTTGGATATTAAAGGTAGTATAAATGGAAGAAGATCAAAGATTTACAGATGATGAGCAGGTAGTATTAGAAGACTCTGACAATGCAGGAGTTGACGATGCTGACGTTAGTGGTATTATTCCTTTTGTAATGGAACGCTATAAACGTGCTGACGACTATAGGCAACAAGACGAAGATAGATGGTTAAGATCATATCGTAACTACAGAGGTATATATGGATCAGACGTACAGTTTACAGAAGCTGAAAAGTCTAGAGTATTTATTAAAGTTACAAAAACAAAAACACTTGCGGCTTATGGTCAAATTGTAGACGTACTATTTGCAAGTAATAAGTTTCCTCTTACAGTTGAGCCTACTATACTTCCAGAAGGCGTAGTGTCAGATGTTAACTTTGATCCTAAAGAACCAGATCAACTTAGAAAGTCAGAGTTAGATGAGCCTATTAGTCCATATGGATATAAAGGTGATGGAAAAGAAATACCTGCAGGAGCTACAGCAAAAACTTTAGCAGACAGTCTAGGTCCACTAGCAGATAAGTTTGATAACATTGAGGGTATACGATCAGGCGTAGGTAAAACTCCAACGTCTATAACCTTTAGTCCTGCCATGATTGCTGCAAAAGCTATGCAGAAAAAAATACAAGATCAACTTGAAGAGTCAAGTGCAAATAAACACTTACGTAGTACTGCCTTTGAAATGGCATTATTTGGTACAGGCGTAATGAAAGGACCGTTTGCAGTAGACAAAGAATACCCAAACTGGGGTCCAGATGGAGAGTACTCACCTACAATTAAAACTGTACCACAAGTATCTCATGTTTCTGTATGGAACTTTTATCCAGACCCAGATGCAAATAATATGGACGAGGCTCAGTTTGTAATTGAGCGACACAAAATGTCACGTTCTCAGTTATTAGGATTAAAAAGAAGACCTTACTTCAGAGCCTCTGTAATTGACGATGCTATTAGAGAAGGGACAAACTATACAAAAGAATCTTGGGAAGACGATTTATCTGACTACGCACCAGAGCATGGCATAGAACGCTATGAAGTACTTGAGTATTGGGGTATGTGTGACTATGATATGTTGGTGGAACAGGGTATTGATATACCTTCGCAGCTTGAGGGAGTTGACGAACTACAGGCAAATATATGGATTTGTAATGGTAAACTCTTGCGTATGGTACTTAATCCATTTAAACCTGCTACCATTCCTTACATGGCTGCACCCTATGAATTAAACCCTTATTCTTTCTTTGGTGTAGGTATTGCTGAAAACATGGATGATACCCAAACACTTATGAATGGTTTTATGCGTATGGCTGTAGACAATGCTGTACTGAGTGGTAACTTACTTATAGAAGTTGATGAGACTAATTTAGTTCCGGGTCAAGACTTGTCTGTGTATCCCGGTAAAGTATTTAGACGACAAGGTGGCGCACCCGGACAGGCTGTGTTTGGTACAAAGTTTCCAAATGTAGCAGGAGAGAACCTACAGCTATTTGATAAGGCACGTGTACTAGCAGACGAGAGTACGGGTATGCCATCATTCTCACATGGACAGACAGGTGTATCTGGGGTAGGTAGAACTGCTTCAGGTATTTCTATGTTAATGGGTGCTGCTGCAGGTGGTATTAAGAATGTTATTAAGAATGTAGATGACTACTTACTACGTCCGTTAGGTGAAGGACTGTTTAGATTTAATATGCAGTTTGACTTTGATCCAGCTATACGTGGTGACTTAGAAGTAAGGGCGCGTGGTACTGAAAGCCTGATGGCTAATGAAGTACGTAGCCAAAGACTAATGCAGTTTATGCAAGTATCTTCCAGCCCAGCACTTGCACCATTTGCTAAGTTTCAATATATTATTAGAGAGATAGCTAAGTCTCTTGATCTAGACCCTGATAAAGTAACAAACAATATGGATGAAGCAGCTATACAGGCTGAGTTAATGAAGCAGTTCCAACAACCTGCTCCAAATCCACAAGAAGGGGGCGCACCTGCAGGAGCAGATGCAATGGACCCATCAGGCGCAGGAGGTGGGACTATAGGTACAGGCCAAGCACCACTTCCTCAAGAACAAGGATTTAGTGGAAATGGACAAGGAAATATTCAACAAGCTCAAGGGTCTGGTCAACAACCCCAAGCAATGGATCCACTTCAATAACTACTTAGAAGAACTAATTAAACAACAACACCGTTTAATGGAGCAGACAGAAGAAATAGCCCCATTACACAGAGCGCAAGGCGCAATACATATGCTACGTAATATACAACGATTACGAGATAATGTGATAGCAAACAACTAAAGGTAATTTCTCATGATGAATCGACAAGCAGAACTTTTTGAAGATGGCGGTCTTAAAGATGAAGGTGGTATGGTAGACAGACAATCAGGTAATAAAGTTCCTGTTGGAAGTACTCGTAAAGAAGTCAGAGATGACATCCCTGCTAAACTTAGTGAGGGTGAATTTGTTATGCCAGCAGACGTTGTACGATATCATGGCTTAGATAAAATGATGGGGCTAAGAGATGAAGCTAAAATGGGATTAAGAAAAATGGATGCTATGGGTCAAATGGGAAACTCAGAAGAAGCAACAATGTCAGACGAAATGCCATTTGGTATGGGAGATTTATTAGTAGTTGCAGAGGACGGTAGAGAAGTTGAGATGGCTGAAGGTGGTTACGTAACTATGGCT